CCGACTCCGAGCCAGCGCGTCGAGGCGAGCGCGATCCATCGCCAGATGATTCGCGAGATCGGCTTCGCGATACTCGCGGGCGAGGACCCTTCGGCGCTCATTGCCGAGCGGCGGGCGCTCGACGAAGCCCTGTACCGCGACTCCTTCCCCGACGCTTACGACCCCGCCGAGGTCGAGGCGGCTCGCGCTCTGATCGTCGAGGTCACCTCGTGAGCGGCGAGACGATGGTGCGGCGGCGGGGAGGCACCTCCCCGCTCGCCGACCGCGACACCGCGACCACCCTGCCCGACGGCAGGCACCTCGACATCGGCGACGAGTTCACCGTCCCCGGAGCAGGCCGGTTCCGCCTGAAGGCGATCCGTCCGAACGGGGAACTCAACGGCTGGGGACCGATCACCTCGAACGGCACGATCCCGAACGGAGGGATGCGGACCTTCCGTCCCGACTCGGTGCGGACCGTCCACCGCGACGCCCGCGCCATCGACACGCTCCGCGAACAGGAGGAGAACTGACATGACCGACATCCTGTATCACGCGACATGGCCGAGCCATGCCGACGCGATCGAGCGCGACGGGCTGATGCCCGGCACCTTCTTCGCGAACACGCCCGGCTACGCCGCCGCGTTCCTCGCGATGCGACCCGGCGAGTTCATCGGCATGATGACCCTCGACACACCCGACGGTCCGATCGAAGTTCCGAACATCGTCCGCCACGACGAGGTCGTCGTGTTCGCGGTCCATGTCGACACGCTCGACGCCGACCGGCTCGACGAGAGCCACGACCATGTCGCCGCGTTCTACCCGGCAGACCTCCAATGCTGGGAGTACCACGACACGATCAGCGCGGACGCGCTCGTCCGGCTCGACCCGATCAACATCTCGAAGGTCGCCTGATGAGAGACCTCGTGTTCGTGTTCACCGCACCCGCCGTGTTCCTCGCGGCACTCCTACTCGCTGTCATCGTCGACAAACTCACAGGAAGGAATGGGAAGTGATCGACCTACTTCAGACCATCAGCATCGCGGGCCTCGCGCTCGCACTAGCGCTCCACGCGAGCGGGAAGGCAGGACGGTGATGTCCGGCGATACGACACTCGACGAACCGACACCGGTCCCCGGGTTCTCGACGAAGGTCGACGCCCAGTCGATCGACGCGCGACTCCCGGAAGGCGAGGTGCTCGTCGAGGTGTGGGCGGACGGGCAGGTTCATCTCGCGTTCCGTGAACAGCCTCACGACGGCTGGCCGAAGGGCGCGTGGACGGTCCTCCCCGGATCGTTCCAGTAACCTACGACACGGACGGTACGGACCGACTTAGACTTCGGAGGGAGCCGCTATGACCACGATCATCGAACGACTCAGGAACCGACGCACCACCGTCGACTACTCGACCGCGACTCTGCTTGAGGAAGCGGCTCGGGAGATCGAACGTCTCGCCGACGAGCGTGAGACGTTCCGGCAGGCGGCGGAGTACCTCAGAGGTGACTCCTCCGCGAACTGGCCCGACGACGCCTGACCGTCATCATCCTGTAATCTGGTAACTCATGCGTGTGTGTCTCGCGGCGTTCGCCGCCGTTACCCTGCTCTCGTCGTGCGGGGCTGGAGCCTCCTTTCAGGGTTCTCCCACAAGCACCCAAGCCTCCGCCCCGCACGACGTACCACCTGTCGAGTTCGCGCCCCCACAGAGCGTCTCAGAGCCGCCTGTGTGGACCGTCCCGGCGTCTCCCCCGCCGAGACCGTGGACGATGCCCGATCCTCAACCTCGACCTCCTGAGCCCGCGATCCGTGCGGCAGAGTTGCCACCACACCGGTCGAGCGCACCGGACTGGCGATGCGACGAATGGATGCCGCTCGCCGTCGAGATCGGCTGGCCCGAGGACGAGTTGCCGAAGTTGTCGTACGCGGTCTACCGGGAGTCACGGTGTCGTCCCGATCAGCACAACCCGGACGACCCGATGGGCGGCTCGAACGGGCTCGTCCAGATCAACCGGTTCTGGTGCCGACCGTCTCAGTACTGGCCGGACGGCTGGCTTCAGACTCAGGGCGTGCTCGACGAGTGCGACGAGTTGTTCGACCCGGAGACGAACCTTCGAGCGGCGCTCGCGATCTGGAAGAACTCCGGCTGGGGACCGTGGAACCTCTAACGGTCGCCGAGGTCTGACTGGTTGTCAGCCTTACACCGTGAGCACTTGATGAGCCACGGTGCGGTGACGATCTCAGCGAGGAGCCGAGAGCAGTTCGCGCACCGAACCTTGTGACGGGTCTTGCGCTTCGACTCGGGCTTCGACCGAATCTCCGCATACGGGTCCGGCGGGATACTCATGTCTCTCTCTGGACCCGGAAGTTCTGAGCGAAGATGACGCGGTCTGCGGAGTCACGTTCGAGCGGGAACGGTGACTGGATCGCGGCGACCCGGTGGTAGCGGGTCGCGGTCAGCGTCTCGTTCAGGATGCCTTCGAGCGCGGTCCACACCGACAGGGCGAGCGTGTTCGCAGACGAGTAGCCGGGTGCGCGGACGTTGACCTGAATCCTCGGTTGCTCGACCGGCGGCATCGCGTCGCCGCCCATCGTCGAGACTGGGGTCTCACCGCCGTACTCGTAGAGAGCGACGCAGGTGTCCGGGGTGTCAGGGAGCCGTCCGAGGAACAGGTTCGTGCCGAGCGTCAGGGAACCGACCTGTGACGCGAGGTAGGTACCGATGTCATCGAGCGTCGCCATCAGATACCGCCTCTCGCTCGGATGACATGGAAGTGAGTGCGGATGCGCTCGACGAGTTTCTGCGGATACTGAGAGGTCTCAGCGAGGAACGGGAACTCCAGATACTTCGGTGATCCGCCCTCGGTGCCGGGCGCGGTAGGACCGGCACCTCCACGAGCACGACTCGGATGTGAAAGTTCTAGTTTCTCGTGCTGATAGAGCGCATACGGCGTGCCGTATCTGATCTCGATCTCCGGCTTCGTCGTCGTGAGCCCGGTCCTCTGGTAGTTCATCGACGCCTTCAGATCGCCGGTGTCGATCGGCACGAGCGTCTGAGAGGCATCACCGATCGCGTTCGCCGCGTCGTTCAGCGCGGCACCGATCGCGACCGTCATCTCGCGGGCGTTCGCTTCGATCGCTTCAGCGAGTTCGCGAAGGCCGAGCACGTTGACGTCTATCCCGCCGCGCTTCGCCATCAGCCATCCCCCAACGACACGACGACGAACTGCTTGCCGTGCTCATCCCACCGTTCGTCGATCTCGACGATCGGACGGATCGACCCGTCAGGGAACTCGATCTCGTCGTCCTTCGACACCGACAACGTCGACGACGGGATGTACGCCTTGTACTCGATGACCTTCTCTTCGCGTTCGAGATCGGCGTTCGTGCGCGTCACCTTCTCGATGTAGGCGGCGTACGAGGTAGCCGAACCCGAGTACTGAGGCTCGCCGTAGTTGTTCAGCGACGACAGGACACGGATGTTCACCGACCGTGTCGTGAGCGGCTTGAGCGCCGTCAGGAACGCCGTCGACGCAGGCATGGTCAGTCGGCTCCGGGACCGAAGTATTGGACGCCGCGAATCGTCTGCGACCGTCCGCCGTCACGCACGTTCTCGAACTGGCCGGACGAGAACCATGTCCTGAAGATGTCCGAGTTCTCCTCGTCGATCTCCTTGTCCGAGATCGTGATGCCGCCCGCGTACGGGATCGGGACACCGCCCTCTCGACCGGAGAGTTCCTTGAGCGACGACGCCTGTTCGCGGTACGCCTTCGCCCGCTGACTCATTGACACCGACAGGTCGCCGATCTGCTTGTCGGCTTCGCGTGCGAGTTTCGACGCGATCGTCAGACAGCACCGGTACGCGGCGTCATACAGCGCGGTCGTGCCGGTAGATGTCCCGGACGCCTCCGAGTTCACCCAAGCGATCTCCTCGTCGGACAGCAACTGGTCGGTCGTGTCGGTGTCACCGATCAGGAACCGGATCGCGTCCCGAGCGTTCGCTGACGGATCGCCGCCATAGGTCCATGCCATGTCATCGTCTCCTTATCACGGTGCCTGATTCACCCATACCCCGGTCGCCGAGTTGTAGACGAGGATGTCGCCGTTCTGCGGGTTGCTGATTGACACTTCTTCGTTCTGTGAAAGTTTCGCTCCGAACGTCGGACGGACGACAAGCGTCCCGTTGTTCTTCTTGTTGAGCGCGAACGCGACCGTCACAATGTTGTTCGGTGCCGAAGGCAGGGTCGGCGTCAACCCGCCAGCAGTCGACGGGTCAGCGAACAGGATGTCGCCCGCCGTGTAGTCGGTCGTGTCGATCGTCCGCAGTTTGCCGAAGTGGAGAACATGAAAGAAGTCGCCGGTCGTCGCGTCCTTCGCGGCGAGTCCGAGCACGCGACGCGAGTCGTTCGTCCCGTCAGCGGTGAACCGGCGGGCAAGGATGTGACCGGATGCGCCCTCGGTGCCGTAGGCGTACACGACCTGTCCTCGGGTAATCGTGTCGTCCGCTTTCACGTAGTAGAAGGTGTCCTGCCCGATGTGCGCCTTGACCGGAATGTTCGAGCCGTTCGACAGGAGGATGTCAACCGTCTCGGCGGTTTCGTCCCACACCATCTGGCCGGGTTCGTCAATGTCGAGACCGGCTGTCGTGTTGAAGCGCATCTTGCGCGTGAACACCTCGCCGATCAGACCGACATCATCGGTCAGGCGGTTACCGAGACCCATCAATCAACCTCAGCGATACAACAGCGACCCGGTGGCGTTCCCTGCCACGATGTCGACGTAGATACCGTCGGCGAGCGCGACACCGTTCGGGCCGAGCATCAGCGTCCCGGACCCGTTCGAGCCAACCGTGATCGACGCGACGAGCGGATCGGTGTTCGCGGTGCCGTCGTGAATGTTCACCTTCGGTCCGGTCGCGCCACCGGATACCGACAGTCCGATGAGGACTGCGGACCCGGTGACCGCCTGCTGATCGGAGCCGGTGAGCGCGACGTACTGTGCCGGTCCGTCATTACTGCGTTGTGCCATGTTTCATGTCTCCCGTGAAAGTGAAACGGTCGGGACCGGGACCGTGATCCCAGTCCCGACCGTTCCAGTCGGATGTATCCGAGTTGTGATCAGGTCAAGTCGACCCAGAGGTACTTGAACGTGACCTCGCCCTCGTCGATCGGAGCGGCGCTCGCGTTCACGACGTACACCGTGACGGTGTTCGCTCCGGTGATAGCGGCACCAGCGAACC